GCCGCCGGCGTTGCCCTGAACGACACGCCCAGCCGGTTGAATGCGTTCATCAGGCCAATCGCATACGTCAGATCCGCCAGCTCCTTGTCCGTGAACTCGGCGGCAGCCGCCGCGTAGTCCTCGTCCGGCACGCCGGTCTCGGACACGCGCGTCACGCTTTCCGCCCAAGCCAGCGCCGTGCGTTCTCGACGGCTGAACACCGCGCCAGCCTCATGCCATACGGGCACCAGCACCAGCTTGTCGACGGCCACGCCCTGCTTGACCAGGTCGCGCGAATGCATGTCAATGCAATAGGCGCAGCCGTTGATCTGCGACACCCGAAGAAACACAAGATCGATCAGCGTCTTGGGCAATCCGCAGCGCTGTAGGTAAACATATACCCCGCCGAAGGCCTTGTAACCGTCGGGCGAAGCGTGGGCGTAATCGAGGCGGGGAGCGCTCATGATGGGTCCTGGATAGAGAAGATCAGAACCGCTATCGTGCGCCTTCTTGGCCTAGCGCGATAGAGCCATAAACCGCCATATCGACTAGGTCATGACGGCGCGCCGCACAGCCTGCGCCAGACGGTATTACCCTGGCGAATCTGCCGGCGTACCGCCGCCGGCGTGTCGTCAACCTGCTGCGCGTCATCGAAGTAAATCGGGCGCGCATGCTCGCAGTATTCAACGCCCACCCGGGCCGGCGCCACGCACCCAGTCGCGCTTAAGCTCAGCAGCAATGGCAGCGTCATCCATCCGAGCCGTTTGATCTTGCACATCTCTGGTCTCCTGCCGGGCATGATCCGCCTGCTGGTTGATGCGCGCATCGCGCTGCTCGCGTTCGGCCGCGCGGCCGGCGCCGCGTCCGCGCAAGTACGCCAGCACCAATAACGCGATGGCCCCGAAAGCGGCCCACACCATCTTGTTGAATCGCTCAAGCCATGTGCGCATGAGAGCTTTCCTCTGCCTGGCGGGCTTGGGCATACAGCGCCGGCCACGTATGCGGATGCGGCTTGCCCGGCCGCCAGGTACGCAAGTACAGCGCCCAAGCCCCGTCGGCATCACCGGGCGCCGGCAAACGCCATGGGTCCGTCCATAAGAGCAGCCGCGCGAAGCCTGCGGCCAGCACATCGTCCGTTTCCAATGCCGGGTAGACGGAGGCGGATAACGGGGCAACGTTGCGGGCGGCGCACAGGTGGTGCGCGGCGTCGCGGCTGGACGGGTGCGTCAGCACGCCGAGCACGCCGCCATTTTTCTCAAACTGCCAGAACCCGCGTGCCGGGCCGTTGATCTGGCGGCGGTGCAGGAATCGGCTTTCTTGAAGCCCGATGGCAAGCAAGAGGATGCGAGCCGCGGGGGTGGCCATGGCGGGCGGCAGCAAAGCGAGCGCCGGGGAGATGGCGGTGGGGATGAGAGAGTTAAGGGTCATGGGTGTTTCCGTTGCGTCGGGCGCATTACGCCGCGCTGCAATCGTTGAAGTCATCGTGATGGATTCCTGATGTGTTTGGCCGTCACTGAGGCCACATAGAACGCCGCCGAAACAGCAAGCGCCGCATCGCCAGCGCTTGCCCATCCGGCCAAGAAGATGCGGCAAGCAGCGCCGGTGGCGGTCATCCCGACCAATGCCAGGCCGATGCGCTCCAGCAAGGTGTCTTTGATTGACTTGGACAGAACGGCCAGCGCCGTCCCGCCTGCCACGATCAGCCAGCAAACGAATGCCAGGACGGCCCACAAGGTGAGGTAGACGGTGCTGTCCATGTCATATCCTGTGGTTGTCTTCCGGTGCACGAGCGGAAGGCCGGCCCCGTACGCGGTCGATGACCGCCTGCCACATATCCGGTATGGGAAACGCTTGCACGGCTTCCCACGCACGTGACACAACCGCCATGCCAAACATGCCGACCAGAAATCCCGTGAGTCCCTCAGGGATACCCAAGACCGCAGACAAATACGGCGCGGCGTAGTAAGCGCCCAGCGACCCGCTGATCGCCATGCTGATTCGCGCCGTCCACGATCCATGCAGATAGCGCATGGACACCGCCGCACCCAGTACACCAGCGAACTTCGCCGCCAAGGCGTCGAAATCTTGGAGGTTCATTCGCATCCCCTAAAGACGATGAAAAGCCCGCTTGTGCAGGCCGGTAAAAACACGAAATGCTGATTTGCGCTACAACTCGGGCCTTTTGCCCATGAAACCCTGGTCCCGCCGTCAGCCCCGGCAAGTCCACGCCCACCTTGGCTGAAGCGCTGACGCGCTATCTGGCCGAGGTTTCGTCCACGAAAAAGGGGCACGCTGCTGAACAGTCGATTGCGCGCGTTTGGCGCGCTACACGCCTGGCCATTCGGCCGGTTGATCGGATTCGCAGCTCAGACTTAACCGAACTACGAGACGAGTGGCTGAAGGACCGCGCGCCCGCCACCGTGGTACGGCGGATGGCGTTCTTGTCCCACGTCTACACGGTGATAAGGAAAGACTGGGGCTTCGACCAGCTAGCCAATCCGGTGCAGTTGGTGCGCCGGCCAGCAGTGGACGACGCGCGCGACCGCCGGC